GTATGACCGAGTATAGCCTCGTCAGCAATGCTAACTTCCGGTACGTCTATTTGTGCCGGTGTATGACCGAGTATAGCCTCGTCAGCAATGCTAACTTCCGGTACGTCTATATCGAATGATTCGTCATAATCCGGGTCAGACATATAATCACCACCATGGGAATCGCTTAATTATTACCACCATAAGAACCTCTCCATTACTTCGCCGCCGCCATTCCCGCCGCCGCCAGCCATCTCATGCCATAATCCATTCTCATCGTCATATATCAGGCTAATGATAGAATACTCCTCAACGCCGGCGGTTTTATTCCCTATCGTTCCGAAGCCCGCGCCAAAGCTCGCCACCCTGCCGCCTGTCGCGTCCTGCTTCAACACCATATACAGCCTCTGCCATTCCGCCCCCGCGCCGATAGTGAATTCAACGTCTTGGTCAAGCTCGCAATATACTCCGTTTATCCCTTCCGCGTCTATAGCTACCGTATCAGCCGCGATAGCCGTCTCTTTCCTGCCAAAGAATGTCGCATAAAGGAAGTCCGCAATTTTCCAGACATTATCCGCCCCCGGATCCTCCTGCTGATGCAAGCGCGTATAAAGATGATTATTGCTACTCATCCATACTTGCGCCGCGTTCACAAGCGGCATAAAGGGATTATCCGCTTGCCGCTTCATCTGCAAAAACTTTATATATTCCGCCTCTTCCATTTCTTCCTTCTACTCTCAACTTTTTCAATATTCAATAAAATTCAATTCCCCGCTAAACCCATTCGGCTTATATGGGATAGAATAATTCAGCTTGAAATCCGCCTCTTGCCATATCGCCCTATAAATATTCTCTGGATATGCCTCATCTGGCACAATCGTCAACGCCTGCCTAATAGGAGACGCAAATAACGCCTCAAGCGCGTCCTTATTCGCCTTTGGAGTATATTGAAACATGACCGCAATCCTCGCAAATATCCGTTGACCCGCATAGCTAAGAGTTGAGCCGTCAGCCATGACGTAATGCCCGCCGATTGTGTCAACTTTATCAACTCTAACGTCTGCTGGCAAATCAATATCATCCTCAAGCGTCAGCTTCAATTCCATCAGCATCGCCTCATAAAACTTAACGTTGCCAGCGCCTGCCTTAGTCGCAACCTTAATCTTCCAATATCGCTTACTTTGCGCGGTAAAGCCGAAATACCATAATATCCCATCGCCCATATCTATAACGCCATCGCCGCCTGCCGTTTCTGTCCATGCGATGCCGTCAGATGAATGATACACTTCAATCGTCTCGATATTATCATGCTTAAGCCAAAGCGAATCCACCGTCCTCGCCACGCCCAAGTCAATCACCAGCTCAGGATTCGCGCCGTCAGTCTCGCAATAAGACGCCTTATCATAATCAATCGCATCCGGCGGCAAATGCCCCGCCGCTGGCGTCCCGCCGGAGATGCTTGCCGCGACGCCTTGTTTATATGTGTATGATTCAGTAAAAAAATAATGTCCCATATCAATTCTCATTTTCCCCTTTAGCTAAATCTCTTCTTCCTTCCCCTTGATAAAGGGAAATTTTTTCCTCATTTCCCCTTTTTATCTAAATCTCTCTTCTTTTCCCCCCTTTAGCTAAACTTCCTTTCCCTCCCCCCTTGATAAAGGGGGGTAGGGGGGATTTGATTAAAACATCCCTTCTGAATTCTTCAAAATCTCATTATGGGGGATTAATACCCGCTCCCCCTAGCCCTGATCTTATCGTCCAGTCTTGCTATTGTGCTATGAAGCTCTCTACCGTCAATATTCAGCTTGAAAGCCGCTGGATTCTGTAGCGCGTGTTTCAACTCCTTCAAGAGTTCCGCTATTTCGCTATCCTTCGCCGTCTCGCCCCGTGTCCTGGCGCCCTCAGCAAAGCCCTGTGTAAAGTTCGATAGCATATCATCAGCCGACCTCCTGCCAAGACTATATGCCGCCGTCCTCGTCCCCATCAGCTTCGCGTTAAAGTCATTGATAGGATTATCAAACGACGCGCCATAAAGCGCCGCCGCGTGCTTGCCAAAATCCTTCGCTAGAGTATCATTGATAGGATTATCAAATGACGCCCCATACAATAACGCCGATTGCCTGCCATAATCCCTCGCTAGAGCGTCATTCGCGGGATTATCAAATATGATACCTGATAACATCGGTTGTGCCAATGCCGCCACCGCCGGCCATGGGTTGCCAGTCGCTAATCCTATGCCAATGCCCGCGACGTCAATGCCCTGGTCTTGGTCTTGTTCGGCAAATCGGTTCTTCAAAAACTTGAATATCGCGTCTGATAGCATATCAGTCGCGCGTGTCTCAAGGCTACTCAGTAGCTTCATAAAGAAATTCTTGATAAAATCCGTATATATCGCCCTGCGTTCAGCGTCCAGCTGCTTCTCTATCTCCAGCCTGCGTTGTGCCGATTCTTTCTCTAATCTTTCAATCTCTCGATGCCGTTGCGCCGCCGACTTGGCGTAGTCGCTATTGATTCTGTTTATCTCCCGCGCCGTCTCCTCGTTCAAAGCCTTTATATCGTCAGCGTATCGCTCATGAAGGCTCCTCGCTTCCCATAGCGCTCTAGCAAGTCCCGATGGCAACGCCGCAATCGTATCGCTTGTCGTCCTGAGCAGTTCGTCACGCGTACGATTCTGGATCGTTGTGACATCTCTCGTATATTGCTCCCGCAAATATGCTAGTTGCCGTTCCAATTCCATCCGGCGTTCATAAGATATTTCTTCCTCAGCCAGTTCCGCTTCAATATACTTTTTATTGGTCTCATATTTCAGCCTTGTTTGCTCTATCTCGCGTTGACGATTATCAATTATTAATCCTATACGCATCTCCTCAGCCTGATAATAGGCATTAAAGGTCTTCTGCGTCTCCATCTCAATCGCCCTGTTCACCACTGCCCATCTATCGCTGATATACTTCTTTTTAAGATAATCTAACTGCCTTTCGAGTTCCACCTTGCGTTCATAAGAGATATTTTCAGAATTCAACTCGTCTTCAATATATTTCACTCGTGTCTCATACTGCAATCTTATCTGCTCAAGCTCTCTTTCGCGATTATTCTGGATCAGGCTAATCCTTGCCTCCTCAGCTTGATAATAGGCATTAAAGGTTTTTTTCTCCTCTGTCCGTTTAGCTTCCTCAATGCGTTCAAGGAATTCGTAAAACTCCTTAGTCTCCTTTTGCCGTCTATCGTCTGCATCGCCCCTGATGGATTCGCTTTTATCAAGTTGCTGTTGTGTCTGCTCGGCTTCAAATTCGTTATGCCTGCCAATACGCTCTAAATCTTTCCTGAAAGCCTCCTCTTGCCGCCTTTCGCGCTCCGCTATCGCCTCTTCTCTGCGGTTGCGTAAATCCTCAATCCTTTGCTGTTCCTTATCAAGAGTATCATTGATAACTTTCTGTATCGCTTCCTGTCTATCTCTTTCAGCGTCCCGGATGGCGATATCGCGTCTAATCTTTGCCGCCTGATATTTAGCGTCAAGGGCGTCAAGCTTCGCCTTGCGTTCCTCTTCGGTCTGCGCATTAGCGATAATGCTTTCACGCGCCTCTTTATGCCCCTTTGTCTCTTCAGCAAATGTGAGGTTAGCTAACGCAATCCTGCGCCTATATGTGTCCTCAATCGCCTCGGCTTGCGCTTTCTGCAAATCCGCAAACGCCGCTTCCTCTTCCTTTGTCGGCTGATACGCTGGTCGTGGCTCTGGGGGACCAAAAGGCTCTGCTGAAATAACCTTAAAAGATTTAACCAATTCTCTTACTTGCTTAAGTTGCTCTTCAAGCGCTTTCGTCTCCTCATCAATCTTATCCATCTCCTTGCTAAAATACTTTATCGCCCCTTCGGGAGTCCCTATATACCCTGCCCAATCAAAAGATGGTTCAAAGACGACTTTTTCGCCCTTTAAGCGTTTTTCGCTGGCTTTTGTAAGATTAGCCTCAAGCTTTTGCCTATCGGCTTTTTTCTTATTGATTTTATCCTCAATCTTGGCAATCTCCTCCATTGCCAGCCGTTCACGTTCCATGCGTTCAATGCCGTGCATCTCTTTTAGCTTATCAATATGTTCTTTGAGCTTGTCAGTCGCTAAGGCGATCGCATTGCCTTCCTTATCAAATTTAGCGACAAATTCGGGAGAGAGTTTGATTAATTCGCTTTGAGCGTCCTTCAGCTTGCCATGCTCTTCGGTGGTGAGTTCCGTCTTGCCCCTGAGCTTCTCAATCTCGTTTATCAGCCCTTCCATTTTCTTGAGCTTATCCGCAGACGCCTTAGTGCTATCTATCGCCTTGCCGAGTTTATTGACCCGCGTTGTCGTATCTTGCGACTTCATATATAGCGATACCAGCGCGCCTGCAACTGCCGCGATAGCAATCGCCGCCGCGCCAGCAGGATGCGCCGCAAACCACGCCCAAGTGCCTGCTAAAGCACCAATCATCACCTTGAGCTTGGCGATAGTAAACGTTAGTCCCGCAACCGCCGCGCCAATAGCCGCAAGCGCCGTCACGCTTACCGTCCCCCAGGCGATTATCTCTCGCTGAGTTGCCGATAAGTTTTTGACATATTCGACCATCTTCGCTAAACTATCCAATACTTTCTGGAATGTCGGAAGCAATATCTCGCCTAGCATCGCCTGCATCTGGAACCAGCTATCGCGCAAGTTATCAATGCTGTTCTGCGTCCCGCCGGCAACACGCGACTGCTTCGCTAACTCGTCAGTAATGCCCTTGATGAACTTCTGTGCTGTAATGCCCATCTTGGCAAACTCTTCCGATGTCGCCGTGCCAAATGCCGCTATCATGTGCTTGCGTATAGATGGCATGGATTCCGCTATCTGCCTGATGTCCTGTCCCCACCCAGAGGTCTTGCCCATGATCTGCGTCAACTGCACAATCACGCGGTCAAGGTTATCTCTCCCGCCGCCCATCTTGACGATCTCGTTGCCCCACTCGCGGACAATCCGCTTAGAATCCTCAAAACTAACGTCCAGCGCTTGCAAGGATGTAACCGCCTTGCTTACCTCTGGCAACCCTAAGCCCGGCATCTTCGCTAGTTCGATTAAATCCCTGAATTGCGCGTTAGCGCGTTCTGTGCTACCCGCAACGGCGACCAGCGCTAGCTTCATCCGTTCAAGCCTTGTCGCCGCGCCGATAGTCGACCTGAGCATCAGTACCCCTGCCGCCGATATCGCGCCTAAGCCGCCAGCGACCATCAATAAGCCCGCCTGCGCCTTCTTGCTGGTATCATCTACCTTGACATTGCCCTGACTAACCTCGTTCAGCTTCCTAGTGGTTTCCTCTAAATCCTTCTTAAGCTGATCAATCGCCTGCTTGCTGAGGTTCTGTCCTGTTATCGTTAATCTTACATCTGCCATCGTCAAAATCCTTGATTACACGCCTATTGTTCAGTTGCCATTCACGCCATTTTTTTGGCTCTATATACTTACATGGAACATCATGCCCGCAAGTGCAAAATACACACCCGCCGCCGGTGGGGAGATGATAGGTTATCATCTAACTACCTTCACAAGCACATTAATTAGCGTCTCCAGCATCTTGTGCTGATGCTCTATCTTCATCTTTTCCCATTCCGATTCTTCCTCAATCTCTTGCTTGCGTCCTAGCTCAAAGACCATATTGTCTATGAGCATCTGGATATTAGGATTCGCTATTCGAGGAAACAATATCTGGCTCGGTCTCCTGCTGTAAGCTTTCCCCATCTGATGGACCCGGATCAGCCACTGCCTCACCCGGTCGGATTTCGTGCTGTTCACGAAAAAGCTCTATTTCGTCTGCGAATTCCTCCCCCTGACTGAGCTTCATTATCTCTATGAAGATATGGTATAAATCCGCAACGGGGATAACGTCTATTGATACTTCATATTTGCTCTTATCGCAATCATAAGCTCTCTTATTAACCACCCTGAGCTTATCATGCGGCACAATACCCGCGCAGACGATACTCTTCAACATCTCTTGAAAATTAGGATCTGAAAGGATTTCTACCTGCTCGTTTGCCGGCATATCCATCACCGCCTGCGTCCTCGCCTGCGGATCGCTTATGTCAATGCCATGAGCGGACATATATTTCAATAATGGCGTGCCGATAATTGCCAAATAATCCCCAGGGTTAATCGTCTGTATAATGAAAGTCAAACCCGATGGCGTCTTAACAATATCCGTCTGATATTCTGACATCAGATCGTCATAAGTCGTCAAGCCAGCGATATTATTAGTGCTTTGTTGTTTGGTGGAACTTGCCGAAAGGTTCTTACTGCTCGCTTTTTTGCTTGCTATTTCTCCAGCGTTCATCAATTAGTCTCCTTTATGACATTTTCAGTGTAGGGGGGCTACAGGCTTGCTCAAAGAGGGTAATTGGCGGCAAAAAGCAAGCCTGTAGCTAGGGAAAAGTTTATTATTCATCCGCTAAACATTGGACAGTTATAGATAGCTCATCGCTATCAGTCGCATTCTCGGTGCGAATAGGACGCAAAATAATCTCCTGCAATACCTCCGCATAATCCGTCACCGCAGGATCGGGATACGCGCCGATCTGACATCTTGGGAGAGTAAAGGTTATCTTCAATTCAGGTCCCGCATGAGGCTTACGATAGCAATACAAAATTGCAGACGCTTCCTGCATCGTCTCAAACTTCTCGTCCCAATCGTTATTGTCGCTATCGTAATCAATATTGCATGTCAATGTGATATCGCGATTATCGTTCCTGACAGGCTTCGGGAGCGTCCTATCGTTACGGAAGCGTGTCGAAGGATTGACAAGCTGATTATTTATCACTAGCGTCATTGAGCCAATCGGCGTTGGATTGCCCGCGCCGTTGATCTCTAATGCCATGCCCCACGCCGGAAAAATCTCCTGCGATACCCTATCGAATGACGAAACATCCGTTGGCGTCTCCGATACTTCAACTTCGTTGCCTGTTGACTTGCAAATGTAGCTGTTCCAGCCGCGCTTTGCCATCAATGCCAGCGTCATTGTGATTATATCGCCTAACTCGAATGTTCCCTGATTAACCAAACAGCCGACATAAGTTGATGGTAACGCGCCTTTGACTTCCTCGATAGTCAGACCGGGAAGAATATCGTCTTTTAAGTCTATCGTATGGATATAAACGTTCTTGCTGGCTTCGATAAACAACGTCTCGCCGCCGCCTGCCTCGTTTGTGAAGTCTATCTCCGTTACCGTTTTGAAATACTTTGTCGTTGTCTTCGTTGTCTCGTTTGCAAATGTTAGAGTCTCTTCTATGACCGTATCATTCTGATCCGTGCCTGTTATATCCACCTGTATCGTATCATTCGCGCCAAAGGTGAATTTAAGCAACGCTGGCGCCTGGCTTGGCGTTAATGCCCCCGGCTGTGTATCGAGATTATCCGGATCTGTCCACGCTTTGCCGCCGCCTTCTGTATTCCCAAATACCTCTAGCCATTCAGGCTCAACAACATCGCCCGGCTTTTCCTTACTACATTCAATCAAGACCGTCTCATCGCCAGGCGGCTCGATGCTGAAGTCCATGCCATTAACAGTCTTGAAGTATTGTATCGTTGTCTTAATATCCTCGTCATCAAATACCAATGTCTCCATAATAGCCTTGTCATTAGCGTTTGTGCCAAAGATAATCACCGATAGCGTCACATCATCCGAAAAGGTAAAGCGCAACCTCCCGGGCTCTTGGTCAACATCGCCCGGCTGATCATCTAACTCCTCGTCAAATGTCCATGCCTTGCCCTCGCCCATGCCATCGCCAAATACTTCCGTCCAGTCGCCAACAACCGGGTTATCGCTCATATCGTCCATGAGCATCTGTGCCAGCCACATCACCATATTATCGGCATGGAGATTAAACTGAATATCTCCCTCCGCGCTCAGGAAATTCTCAATCTGTGGCATTGGACTCGCATTGCCCTTGAAGCGTGTCGGCGTGATTGGCGTTGAATTGTTTTTGAGCGAAGAACTCATGAACTCATATATGATGCCGTTGAATTCATCATTATTGATGACCGTATTCCAATTTGTCTGCTTGCCTGCGATTAAATAACTCGCATATCCTTTAGTTGCCATTGTCAATTCCTCCTATATAGGAAATACTTCACTTATCTGAAAGACCAAATCCATCTGCCGTCCTCGAACCAATGGATTGACTAATATCCTTTGAACAGTGAGCACATCAGGCGTCCCGACCCTGCCGATTGTCCAGTCAATAACGCCTTGCACGCCAAAGTCGTTCTTATGCGCCCATAGCACATTGCCAATATCGGCTGTCATGTCGCCTGTGCCTTTATTCGCATTCAAGTTCTGGCTAAAGACTAAATCCGTTGTCTTGCCCTTATCCGCAAAGCTCATATATACGATCGGGACAATAAATTGATATACCCAATTCTTAGGAAACCGATGAACTTCTAAATTGCTGATAGAGCCTTCATCAATAAAAAACCAGGGATATAATGTCGGCGCTAATAAATCCGCTGACACCTCAGCATAAGCCCGTTGCTTAGTCTTAAAATAATTCAATGTCGGCGCAGTGGATAATATCGCAAATAATCTGTCATATATCTGTTTTGGTATTGTGCTAAACATTATCTCTTCCCAAAATACTTCTTCGTCTCATTAGCAATCGTCTTATGTATATACGTCTTCAATCCAACAATAAGATTATCCTTTAACGCTTGGCTCTTCTCCGCTAACGCATACACAGGACGCGGCGGTAAATTCCCTCGTCCTTCCTCATGAGCAATCGGATATGGATAGTCATAAGCCCCTGCAAACCAAGATAAGTCAGCTCCCCAAGTCATTTTATTCGCATCGCGATCATATATATTGCCCGGCGCGGCTTTGCGGGTTGATGCCTTAAAGTATCTGTCCTTGCGCCTGAGAATCGTCTTGCCGGGATAATTAATCGCCTTCGCTAACGCATATTGATATGATAAAGGCGCCCATGTGCCATAGCCTTCGGTAACAAACACTCTGGCTATCTCTTCAGCGACTAATCTACTAGCGTATTTATCCCAGTATGGCGTCAGGTCCTTAATCGCCTCTTTCTCCCATCCTTCGACCCACTGTTTTAATTCCTCTATTGTCGGCGTTATGCTGAAATTTATCTTAATCATCTTACACTACACCTGCGCTATCAATGTCCGTTCACGTGTCTTGGATAATAAAAGCCTCTGCTCTAAAGGTAGAGTCTTCGGCGCTAAATTAGGTAGCGATTGCTGTATGGCAATCCTCTGCAATGCCGCCCATGCCTCGTTTTTGAGCCTGTATGTCCAATTAGCCGGCTCATTGCCCATTGACGCGCCAAAACGCGCCAGCCCGATCTGCGCCGCCGTCAGCTTGGCGGCTATAGCCGCCAGCAGTGGGTTGACAGTCGTTACGGAGATCACAAAAAACGGACTGAGATACGATACGATCTCATATACGATCCCATTCTCCAGAATCATAGCGTCATCTTCCGAATACGTCCCCGTCTCATTGCCGATAGTGATGACCGATTCGGCGTCAAGGAAGGCTTGTATCTCCGCTGTAGTACACCATAAGTATGTATATTCAATCGTTGGTTCCGGTTCAGGTTCGCCCATTATCTAGCTCCTCGTCCCATAAGCGGCATATTTTGCCGCATCCTTAAAACGCTTTAACGCCTCATCTGCCTGCTGTCTCAAAGTATTAGACGTCTCCTTTGCCGAAGAATATTTGATAGTCGTTGACGCCCCTGTGCTATCCTGATCAGTTATGCTCTCCGCAACGCGCTCAGAACTATTTGCCGCTTCCACCGATACCGCGCTTGCCTTGTTGTTCAAGGCGAGATACTCGACATAATCGGCAATCGCCTCTAAGCCCATATCGTCAATCGTTGCCATCGTTTGCAATAACGTATACTCAATATCGAACCTTGAATAAGACGTAGTTCTCTTGCTAACCGATAAAGCCAATGGATTATCATAATACACAGTATCAAGAAGCGCGGCATAAGACGGCTCCATTATGCGTCCCAAGCGGATTTTATCGCCTTCGCCCTGATCCTCGATAGTGAACTCTATCGCCTTCCGGGAATAGCTGTCAACTATCCTGATAATACTGATAGCATCATCAGGATAGTCATACAAGCCATCGGCAATGTCATTATCCGCGCTTACTTTACGCTTCGGAAAGGATATGCTATAAGCGCGCAAGGCAATATCTATGTATGAGCCAATAACGCTAACGCCCAACCTTGCTTGCAATTCATCAATAAAATCAGCTTTACTTAAAGAAGACATATTATCACCTTCACGCTATCGCTACCGATGCGTTATCCGAAAACGGTATATACTCGCATATTATCTCTATCGCGCCGTCAACAATATCATCCGTCCCAACGTCTAATATCACATCTTCGCCATTGATAAAATACCATGGCGCAACGCTCTCTAATTCAATAGTAGCGTCTGGAGAGGCGTCATGCCATATCTCGTCCTCATCAATATTCTCAGCAGTTGTCAACGCGATAAATGCCGTCTCACTGCCGCTAACGCCCATGCTGATCGTCGCGCCTCCAGGGTCGTTATCCGAAACTAAATCATCAGTACAGCGCGCAATAAACCTCGCCTTGACTAAGCCAGTAATATTGAATACGTCAACTGCGCCCACCTCGCCGCTTCCTGTATCGCCATCAAAGATAATTGTCTTCTTAGCTAAATAACTGCTAACGTCCAATTTCTCAAATAATTGCATTTAGCTAACACCTCGCTTTATTGTTACGATACAGGCGTCACATCGCCATCAGCCGTCAAAGGCGTCCACTCAACGCAAAACTCTATCGTCCCATCGGTAATGTTACGGGTAGTAATTGTCTGGATAACATTCTGCCCATCGCCAAGTATATATTCTGTCGCGACAGATTCGAGTTCCACTTTAGCGTCTGGAGAGGCGTCATGCCATATCTCGCCCTCGTCTATAGCGGCTGATGTAGTCGTGGCTATCAGCGCATCGGTTGTCCCGACTATGCCAACCTCAGTTGTGCCATCACCCTCGCCTTCTATTAAATCATCCGTACAGATAGCGTATAGCTTCAACTTAACGCCGCCGGTTACGGTAAATAAAGGCACAACAACGCCTGCCTGACCGTTCCCTGACGAGCCGTCATAATCAACCTTTTTCTTTGCCAGCTTCGGCAGTTGCGCCGCTAAAACAATATCAATCAAATCCTTGACTGAATTATTCTCATCCACGCCAAGAGCTTGGAAGATGTCGCCCTGTGGATCCGCGTCGCCATCAAACGCGCCTAATAAGTCAACTATTGAGTTATTTTCGTCAACGCCAAGCGCTTGGAATATATCGCCCTGTGGATCGGCTCCACCGTCAAACGCACCTAACAAGTCAACAAGCGATAAATTCTCTCCAATCGCCGCTCCTGTGCCATTATTAACCGCCTCGACTATCTGTCGCAAAAGCATCACGATTGTCGACACATCAACGGTATCGCTTGCCGCATCCGTTAAGCCGCCTACCACCGCGTCTCTAGCAATTCCTTCTGTGACTAGCTGTTTAGCATAAGCCATCAACAGTTTTTCATCGCCAACCGCGCCGCTTGCCGCGGCGGTGTCTTTCAAGCCAATCACCGCGTCCCTGGCGATTCCTTCAGTCACAATTTGCTTGATATAAGCCATCAATAGCTTCTCATCGCTAATCGCCCCGGTTGCCGCGGCAGTGTCTTTTAACCCAATAACGCCATCTCTGGCAATGCCTTCGGTGACTAATTGCTTGATATAGCCCATAATAAGGTCTTCATCAGTAACCGCTCCGGTTGCCGCGGCAGTATCTTTTAACCCAATAACGCCATCCCTAGCGATGCTTTCGGTCACAATTTGCTTGATATAAGCCATCAATAGCTTCTCATCGCTAATCGCGCCAGTTGCCGCCGCGGTATTCTTCGCGCCGATAACCGCGTCTCTGGCGATGCCTTCGGTGACTAACTGCTTCAGATAAGCCATCATCGTCTTATTCGTGCCAACTGCGCCAGTCGCCGCCGCAACGTTTAGCGCGCCTAGAATAGCCGTTACTGCCCCGCCTTCATATACTCCGACAGTATCGAGAATTTGACGCTGTAACGCAATCAATGACGCCCCAGCGGCTGCGGATGCCGCATCGTCACGTGAACCGATAGCGTCCTGATATTCTACTGTATCCTTTAACTTAGCCATTTATCTTTCCTCCAAGAACGCTAATGGATGTATATTTACACCCATTAGCGATTATTGTTATATACACAGTTACGCTATTCTATTATAAACTCGCTAAATCTGTGATGCCAACCAGCGAGAACTGCGCCGGCACAGGCACATCAACAGCCGTAAAGCCGTTATACTTGTAATACTTGCTCGTAGTCGTTGTGTCTTCAACAGGTCCAGAAACCATTGGCGGAGTATGCACGCCGAAGATTACCGCGCCTTTAGCCCCAACGATAACCCAGTGATCAGGCGCCCAGCCCGATCTGTCCATCGGCAAGCCGTCATAAGTGATAACATTAGTCAACGCGTCCTTGACGCTTCCTTGCTGTGACATCGAGGCGTTAAACTGCGGACCCTTAGAAATCAAGTCCTCAACCGTTATGCCCGCAACGGCAAAATCTGGATCATAATGCCGCTTGCGAATCAATACCTTTGCCTGCCCGATCATCTGTTGCAAGTTCAAGAGCCAGTCATATAGCGTCACGGTTCCCGCTCCGCCTGTCACGCTCCAGAATTTAGCGTTATTCGTATATGAATATTTAGCCTTCACATCGTCAGTTGAGACAGCCGAAACACCCGCTGCGGTCAATGTCACCGACCCATCGGCAAAATTGATTGTGTAATGCGTCCCATAAGTCAGCACAGTCGGAGTACCTCCATGACCGATTTCAATCTTTTGCAATACATTCCCCGATGTCGTGCCAAACAGATTCAGGAGCTTCGCGTCATCCGGGTTGCCATTGCCGTCATAATGCTTATATGGCTCATACTTTATCCAGCCCTGATTGACTGACTGATATTCAGCCGTAGCGCCTACTTTAGTCAGCGTTTCCCACGACGAGACCTCACTAGCATCATAGCCCTGCGTTCTAGCGATCACAAATTCGTATATGTACTGATCCGTTATTTGCGCCCCTAGCTTCGCCATAGACGCGACTGACATCACCACCGGATCAATAACGCTATTTTTCGCTGTAGCGATAGCCTTTGTCGTTATCATCGTCCTGAAGCCTTTCTCAGTGGCAACTATCGGATAGCCCACGGTGGTTGACCCAACCATTGTGAGCGTCCCATCCTCAGTTGGCTGGAATAATGCCAGATTGGTATGAACATTGCTCTCGATTGTCGGCACATACGATTCTATCAGCACAAAATCCAGCAATGCCTTCATGTTCACTACATTGCAGAACTTCATCGCCGTCAATCGTCTCAATGCCGCTGGTATCACAACAGCGTTGATTGTCGCAATCCGCGCGCCTATATCATCCTGCTTGAATTCCTCGTTTGCTTCCAGCATCAGCTTCTCATGATTGTCCTTGTAATACTTATTCATTATCTCATTGATAACGCTCTGTCCATGATGGTCGTCAGGGAGTTTCCAGTATTTATTGTACGGGTCAATCGCGCGTTCAACGTCTTTCTCTAGCCGTTTGATTTGCTCCATGCCGGGAACATTCTCATTTATCACCTCGACATTTGTTATCCCGTTGCCAGTACCCTTTTTCGGATAGCCCGTCTCGCGGAGCTTAGAAGCCGCAATCAGCCTATCAAGCTGGTTGATCTCGTTTTTGAGCGATTCCAGAATCGTAGCAGTGATGCTTTCTGGCTTGCTCATATCAACTTTCGGATATACAACCTCAAAATCTACGCTCTCCAGCAAGACCTTCTTTTCGGCTTCGGAGAATCGCTTATAATCCTCTTTCGTTAGTTCCTCAGTCATCAGCCTCGTGCCAGTTGTGATGAGTTCCGTCATCTGCTCTTTACGAGTCAAACGGTTGAGCTTCTCTGTTGCATCATTAAACTTCTGTTGCATCTCAAGGATTAGCTTGTTGCCATCTGACTCTTCTTTCTTCTCCTGCTTTGGCTCAACCTTCGGCTCTTCAACCTTTGGCGGTTCAGCTTGCGCATTTTTTAGTTCATCAATCATAGTCATAAATTCAGTCTTTTGCGCGCCCAAAAGCGCGGTTACTTCATCTTCGGTCAATACCTTTTTGTCTGCCATCTCGTTTTCCTCCATTAATAGCTCAAATTGTGCGTCCTTAACGCCCTGTTCGTTGGGAGCGGTAAAGTCCCATTTCTTGATTCGTAGCCAGTCAACAACTTCCTTGACAGCCCCTGTTGATTCGTTTTTAACATAATGCGACTTACCAGTCGCCCTCTGACTTATTCCTAACTTTGCGCCCGACTTCGCTAATGTCTTAGACAATCCAAACATCGTCTTACCAGCCTCAGTCGGCACAAACTTTATGTCCTCAAGTATTATCTGCCCGTCATCGGTGCGTTCAACTTTATTGATGATTGCCGCCGTCTTCTCCAAATCCGTCACCATATTGCCATCTCTAGGATGCTGTATCTCCATCAAAATCGGCAATCGGCTCTTTACGTCATCAATAGCCTCCTTCATTACCTGCGGCGGATATTCGCGATTATTACCCGAATGTTCTTGCTTGAAAATTGCCTTGCTAGAATAATTCTCTAATTCGTCAGCTTCCTCTTCCTTCTTCTCTAATATGAACGAAATATCAATCGTCTCATTCATATCAACCGATTCATTCAAAGATACCATAGCGGCTCTTTCGCGCATCTCATTTTTGACTTTTATAACCGCATTCACTTCAACTTGCTTTATATCTGAGAACTCCACCTCGCCTTCTTTATTTGTCTTCCATTTAGCTTGATAATATTTGCGCTCTCCATCACCCCATTTATAGACTATTATAGAATCATCAAAAGTAGCCTCAACGCTTACATATTCATTATCCCGCAACATGCCAAAGGGATTATTTTTATCAATAGCGTCTTTGATTTTGTTTAACATAGATTCAATACTATTTGGAATCGTGGCATATATTTCATTTTTGTCCAATTTGCCTTTTTTCGCCATATCGTTCACCTCGTTTGTGTCTTTTGTGTCCTCAGCTTCCTCAAATTTGATATACTTAATCTTATTCCGTTTCATCCACTCTTTTGCCGCCGAAGCGGTATATTTGTCCTTTGCGAATCTATAAGCCTGCGTTACAAGAGCCGTCCCACCGCTTTTCAGCTTGCCGGCGATTATCGTGATCCCAGCAGCGATTTGCTTCGTGATGAATGACGTCTTAATAAATCCCTCCGGCTCTCTAATCCGAGCCGCATGTTGATTCGGGTATGGCATATCAAATCCCTCTCAGTTCGCCGACATACAAATCACTAACCCTAAGCAGACATTTGCAGTTCGTCCCGCATTGCGTAAGATGAAAGCCCTCGCCCGGATAGCCGGGCAACGTCTCTTTCGTATAGGGAGAATTAGATTGATATATCGGGCATGTAGTGCAATGCTCCGCAGGTTGCATCACCCAGTCAATTAATACGTCATCCGGCCACGCGTTCACCTGACCTGCCTCAAACATTGCCGACCCGCGTTCGGCATATAAATCCGCTCTAGCCTCGATATACGATGTCAGTTCCTTGCCAGTCGCCTGCTTGGTGCGGATATAATCAGCGAAATTATTCAGATATTGACGTTGGCTCTCCGTCTGCTTCCTGATCAACTCGCGCTCCCAGTCAGCCAAATCCGTTACGTTCTTGCCCTCGCGATACAGCCTTTCGTAAAACTTGCCGATTGACGACTCCATGTTGCTGACAAAGCTCTCAACATCCATCGTCCCATCAATAACCTTCTTGGCGTATCCCTCGACTTCGCGATGAAACAGCCGCATCGTCTGGTCGCGGTCAATCCTGAATTCTCGATAGACGTTATCTTTCAAGTCGGTTATCGAGCCATAACGCGCCTGCAATAGCCGCATCACGCGCTCCTCAGTTGTCTGCCTGTAATCGTCAATAAAGTCCTTCTGATAATCCAAAGCGTCAATAACTTCCTGTAAGCCCTCGCGTGTCAATGTAATCCTCATAGGACCAACGTCCGGGTCTGTCAATCCCGGCATGGCGAAATCTATCTTTGCCTGCCGTTTGGCTTCCGATACTCGCTTGCCTACTTCATGGCTCATAGAGCCAATCAAAGCGTTTATCATCTGCTTGACCATGTTTTGCCTGCCCGAAGGGAAGAAGACCTCGCGCTCATTCAATATCGCCTCGCTAATCGGCTTCCTGCCGGCGTCAATAATCGTATCGGCAATGATTTTCTTTATCCTTGCCCACTCGTCAACCATATACCTGACGATAGGCATGATATACCTATCAATACTGCTCTCGTCTGGAAGCATCTGCTCAGTCAATATAATCAATGCAGTATTAAATGCTTGTAGGTTCATTTCTTTATAACCTTCAACGGCGCGTCGCCAGGTCCCAACTGCCGTTCAGCTAGTTCCCTGAGCTTGCTTATCTCTTCCGTCAAGCCCTCGTTTCCCGGCTTTTGCGATGCAACGCCCAGTAATAATTGCGCTATCATCGGATCCAGCTTCGTCCCGATGCCATAAGGCACAATCCCTTCAGCCACTTGGTTCTTGATGCGTTCTATCTCGTCTTCGTATGTGATGCCGTCCAGATCGCAAGTCGCAAATATCGTCTCAAACGAGAAGCCCAACTTTTGTAGCTGTTCGCCACGCGTAATCTTAGACTCAATATCGTCTCTATCCTTCGCGCCCCAGTTAAACGTATATTCAAGCGCATCAGGGTTGAGTTCCTTAAGCAAAAGAGCAAAATCAATTATCTCCCTAAACGCCGCCTCGAATGAGTCGTCAATATCCTCAAGAACGCGGTAATAATCCTCTTCCATCTCATCAAGCACGTCACGGTTGACGTTTTTCTCGTTCCCACCGCCAAATAACGCCGGCGGTATGCCCGCTAGGGCAAATAACAACCCTTCAAGATGCTTGACGTCTTCCATATCGCCAATCGTCTTGTCAGCGGCAATTTCCTTTATCTCCACGTTCCCAGTGGTGAAATAATTCGCCACAGGATCCAACGGATGGTCAATCGTGTCCTGATTCTCAATCTTGTATTTATTAACCTGTTCCCAGTCAGGTCGCTCAGGAGAGCCTATCTTGTGATGGATCTTCATCCCGTTTATCTGCCTGCGCGCTACTATCGCCTTCTCGGCGCCATCAACGCGCTTCCATGTCAATCTACCCGGCGCGAATAACGCCGTCCCATAAGGCTTGCCATCCTCCTCATCCCATTTGATATGTATGATTTGCCACTTCTCGAATGTCTTGATTTTTTCGTCAGGTTGCCAGGGATGCGCTTGATAATATGCAGGCTCATCTTCAGGAAAGTTACCCTCAGAATTCTCGCTTGACCATGTGATATTAGGCGCGAGCTTCTTTAGCCTTACTATGTCTCCCGTCTTATCGTCAACAATCACTTCCAGAAACAAGTCGCCGTCTCTTATGCACGCCTTCACCCACCCCTTGAGGAGACGAAGGATTTTGCAGCGCTTGAATAAATCGTCAATTATCTCCTGCGCCTTCTGTTCAGTCGCCTCATCAGGCGCCGACTCGATATGTATTGCCAGCCCGCCAACGCATGAGTCAGACTTGAGCTTCCTGAGCATCCTAGCAATACGCGGGTCGACTTCTGCCATCTCTGTGCAATCCTGTATTTTCCCGCCTCTATCAGATCGCATCGCCGCCTTATCAAATTCCTTCATCCCTTCCGCTACTGGTCTGACATAGCCCGTCCCGCTTGTATTGCTTCCCGATAGCTTATTAATAATATATTGCTTTACTTTTTCAAATGCCATTATAGTATCCCCAAATCCGCATAACCCATCCTACGCGAAATAGTATGTACAACGCTCCCGCGCTTCCAATAAGAAACGAAATACCTCAGAGCGTCCATGCAATGGTCATATTCCTTCACAGGCTCATCCTTGCCAGTATCGGGATATACATAACGACTAAATTCCTTGATTACATTCTTGCAATCGCTACTAACATATAATCCCGGCTTGCCGTCATCCCTGATTTTCAATTGCTGTCTGACCATCTCCAGTCCTGTATTGACTAGCGATGGGAAGGCAATTGTAGATATGCCGTTCTCCAATAATGTCGCCCTTGCAGACGCCCCCGAAGGATCGCAGACGCTATACTCATATCTTCCCTCATCCTGATTCAAGGCTTTAGCATGTGCCTCAACTGTTCTATGTCGCTGATAATATTCCTTATAGACATAAAGTCTATCATCAGGGTCAACTGTGATATACAGGCACACAAACGGATTCTCATATCCGAAATCTATCGCCCGGTAGCGCCGCCACGTTGGGTCAAGTATTTTTGCCATCTCATTCGCTGGCAATATATGATATACCTCGTCAAATTCGTTATATACCTGCCCTGACGCTAAGGTAAAATCCGCGCCATATTCCTGCATGAATGTGGCGGATGTTAGCGTATGCCTCGCCTCTGCGATGTCGTCTTTTGAGAGATACGGATTATCCCAGCTAGGCGACTTGAAGCTCTGCCATTCTGGATAATCCGAATCATACCCGCGTTTCCAAATGTCATATACCCAGTTATACCCGCGTGGCGTTGTGATGAATAACGCCCAGCCCTGCCTATCGCTCAATGTCGGTCTCAGATACTGTTCCCAGACCGATTGCTTGCATGTCGCGCACTCGTCAAATATCAGCCAGTCAAGTCCCTCGCCAAGCAGGCTTTCAGGATGCTCCGCCGTCTTACCCTCTACCACCGAGCCCCATGGGAAGGCGATTTTAACGGGTCCGCCTAGCTTATTGATTGTCGGCTTCTGACGCAATTTGATGACAATATCAGAGTATATCTCCCTGATAACCTTCATCGTCAGATCGTAAGTCTTGGAGACAACCCATCCGCGTGTTCCGGGAAGCATTATCATGCACTCCGCTTCCTTTGCCGCCGCAACGGTCTTGCCCCAACGCCTGCCAGCGACCATCACCCGGAATCTGGATGAATCATTATGCACCTTATTCTGACCATCATGAGGCTTATAGCCCGTCAGCTTGAACCATGCCGGCTTATTCAGCCTATCGTAATATGACCTTTTATACGCTATCGCCATCATCATCCGTCCCAATAATCTTATTCCAGATATGCTCTATTGACATTTCGCCAGAATACTCATGCTTCTCAACAGGTTTCAAGCCTGTTCTATCTAAGCCATCTTTTATTGCCGCTAGTCTAACAGCTTCACTTTCGGCTGTGCGCGCTATCTGTAATAATCCATGTATCAATTCTTCTTGCGCTGTCCAGAGAATAAATTTATTTTCGTCTTCCTGTTCCTTTTTACGTCTTTCGATTTCTGGCTTTATCTTGCTATTGTTTGCTAAATGAGAAGCATGATACATAGCATTTTTGGCTGAGTATCCAGCTTCAATATATGCCGCAGTCTGCGTCATGCCCTTGAGCAGATTATTTATAAATCTCTCCTGTCTTATATTTAATTTATCACCTTTTGGCATCTTTCCTCACTTCGCTTCAAATTCTATCCATTTAACCGGCTTATATCCTGTGCATTGAGAGTTTTTATCATCGGCTCTGCATATCCGGCAATTACCATGTTCCTTTGGCGGCTCAGATTTAATTATCTGGTACAGGCATTTTTTTCTTTCTTCTTTCACGCTTTCTCTGCTTAACTTTTGCTTTTCGCTTCTTTTTCATAGCGTCTCAACATAATCCTCAAAATCTTGTTTAAGCTCGTCTAATTCATGTTTAGTCAGCCGCTTATCCGATAACGCATTGATAGTCTTGATAATAAAAGTCATAATAAACGCTATCGTTTGCGGATTATGCAATACCCATTTAACAACCGTCTTAATCAATACAACCACATCCTTTGCGGATTCTTATCACCATCTATATCAGCATGGATATATGTTTTTGCTATGCCAATGCGGGTGAAACCCGCCGATAGCAATGCCACAATTATCTTAAAACGGCTTTCGTCAGTCTTGGCTTCTATATCCGCCGCCAAACCCTTCAAGTGTGCTGAATTAGCCGCGCCGCCAACTGCGCGATTATGATTCTGGCACCGATAGCCTGAATTTATGTCAAATCGTATTCCAGCGATTGTCCGTGCCGCCTGTAGTCTATCTATAAATTCTTCATGGAATTCTTTAGTGTTTGGCAGTTGACCGCAACATTTACACTTAAACTCATTGCTATTGAAATTGCTCGATAGTCTCATTGCATCTCCAGTTCCACGAATAATTCTTTGAATAAGTCCCTGACTTTCCGGAATTTCTCCATCTGCTCAGGCGTTAGACCCCTCTTACTGCCATGTCTCACGAATTCGCAGTTTGCCGGCATAACGTAAAATGTCTGCTCATGTTGCCAACCTGTTGGCATACCTGATACATATACCATATCCGGCAAGCCGTCTTTGTCATAGTCAATGATGCTAATTACTGTCGCCTCTTGTATGATAATACGATGAGTTTTGCTATATGAAATATCTACCCGGACAATATCGCCCGGAAACAGATTTTTAATTTCGGCTTGTGTCATAATTCCACCTCAGAATAAAAAAAGCCCCGGAGGGAGAATCCGGGGCTGAATCAACATTATAGCGGCAAATATGCGATCTGGAATGAAGATGAGAAGATATGTAAAACGCAAAAACCCGAAAAGTCATGAATGCAGAAAGTTCCTATATGAACCTTTCTGCGTTCACGGCTCCCCGGGTTCTTACGGTGAGCATTCCCCTTGACGAGGAAAACTCATAATTGGATTATATTATTATATATTATACATGAATTTCAATTTTTGTCAATATAATTCGTTGGCGGCGGTGGTGGATAAATAACATCTTTGTTATAGTGAAGCACGTCATAAAGCCTGTCAAACAATTCCTTTGTATTCCAGTATTGCTTGATAAGATACGATTTCATTTCCAGAGTGATATGCTCTCCTCGATTCATCATCTTTTCAGCTTTCTTGAGTGTTGATATTGCCATTGTCCCTCCTATGCAATCGAGATGCCCTTGCGATAATAATAATTATAAAGAGTCTCAATCACATATTTTGTTGGTTTTTTATCGGTGATAACATAACAATCATCAGGAATTGGGAAACGAATAGTAATTATTGTTTGTGGATCTGAAATCATACAATTATTATTTTTCATAATTTCACCTGCTTTTATATCAAAACAATTATTGTCTATTTTTTGCCCAAAGCATTCAACAACAACGTGAAAGCTACTCAGACGATAGATGAAGCGAACCCGTGAGAACTGAGTATTATCAAGTTGTTATGGATATGTTTAAACTAAAATAAAATCTTATCTTTGGACTCAAAATCCAGCGGGCAGGGATGCCCATGTCGGTTCGATTCCGACCGCCGGCACCAATAATCATCACCGTTGATAACATTTCCCTATCCTTCATATTAACGCCATTATTAATCATTTTTGACCAATTTTTGACTATGAGATGCGTAAAATCTTTATCTTTTCCTTTGGCTCTCCATACGGAAGCCGCATCACTTGTCGCTTGACATGCTCTTTGGATAAATGAGCATATTTAAGTGTCGTCTCATAGCTTCTATGTCCCATTAGCTCCTGCACGTCCCTCAGAGGAACGCCTGCCATTACTAACTGGCTGGCAAAAGTATGACGCAAGGTATGTAATGTCACATCTTTTAAGCCTGCTCTTTTCAATATATTCTTAAACGTTCTATCAATGTATCGTATTTTATCGCCATCGGCGTTCTCGAATACATATACGCTCCGACTCTCCAGAGATAATAAGACACTTTTCAGCATCGGCGTCATCTGAATAGTGCGCGCTTTATAGTTTTTCGTATGCCAATCATCCTTCGACTGGATCGTGATAGTCTCCTGCTGAAAATCTATATCACCCCATTGGAGATTGAAGAGTTCCGATTTGCGCATCCCAGTATGCAAGGCGCAGACTAGGAGTGGATAAATATAGGTCTTATGCGCCGCTTCCACTAGCATGTCAATCTCATCAAGGCTCAGGAAGCGTGGATTTTGCGTTGATAATTTGAATTTCTCCACCTGTGACATGATATTATATTCCAGATAGCCAGCTTTAATAGCCTGCGTCAAGATACTCGATAGATTGATTAGCTCATGATTGATAGT